AGAACTATCATTTGACACACTTAAGATTGTAAATACAGTACAATTACCAGTAAATGATTATGGAGCAGTAGACTTGCCTGATGATTTTGTTGATGATGTATCTGTAGGTTATTTTGGTGGGGGAGCTCTTCAGAAACTCCCACACATAGATGCTATTAGCCCATTAAGACTACATAACCCAACAACAGGTCAATTTACGCATCCTAGCTTGCCTGTTTATAATCAAAATGGAGTAGGTGTAAACAATGTTACTGATGGTAATAATTTATTTTTAGGTGGTTTGGGAATTTTTTGGTTTTGGAATATAAATGATTTTGGAGAGCCAACAGGTAGATTCTTTGGGGCTACGGGAGGTACTAGCATAGGATATAAAATAATAAAAGAAAGAAGACAAATACAAATGTCTTATGGATTTGAAAGAAAGAGCATAGTGCTTCAATATATTTCAGACGGACAAAGCGTTGATAATGCGACACAAATTGATTCCCAAGCAATACAATGCATAAGAGCATGGCAAGAGTGGAAGAAGAGTCCTAATGCGAACAATGACTACGCACCAGAAGCAGTTTCGTTCTATAACAGAAAAAAGAATTTGAGGGCAAGATTAAGTGGGTTAACTTTGGTAGACGTAAAAAATACATTAAGAAACGGATACACAGCAGCAGTAAAAAATTAATTATATGCCAGTATTTAAAGGGATTTTATCTACTTCTAATACAACAGAAGATTCGCAAGTGTTTAACATACCTGCGACAATAAAATCTTTTTATTTATACAACGACTTCGCAGGGGGTGATAATGGTCTAACTATTTCAATATTCAAGATTTCCCCAGCAGAAGAAATAATTATATTTTATAAAGAATTTACAACAATAGAATCATATTCAACAAGTATACCCTTATTAATTCTTCCTGGTTATCAAATAAGGGTTGCAGCACCAAAAGATTTGTATTTTTATTTTACAATAGAATAAGACATGGCATTACCTAGTGGGTTCATATTGAAAAAGTATCAGGTTTTGTTGACTCAAAGACAAAACAGTGCGTCTGGGATGATAACAGATGGTACACCTTTTTTATATGGGTATATAGAACAAGTAAATGACTTGTCTGATTTATATATTGCTGGGGAATATGTGCTATTTGATGCTTCAACTGCAATCAGATTCACTTATGATGATGTATTTTATTATTTAACAACAGAAGATAATTTATTTTTAATAGAACCATATATCGCACCATAATGAGGCAAAAAGATGTAAAAGTATTCGGAGATGTACAGTCTGGTAGATTAAACTCAGACGATTCTCCATTTGCATTAACTACTAATGAGTGGGTTAATGCTGAGAATGTACGTACGGGAACTACTGACAAGGGAGCTACAGGCATTATGGAAAGTGTTGGGGGTAATTTTAAAATTGTGCCTCCAATTGAAACTGTTACTATTGGAACTCAAAAATGGACTAAAAGAAATTTAGAAGTTACAACATATAGAAATGGAGACCCAATACCTGAAATAACTGACCCAATAGAATGGGCAGCTTCAACAACAGGAGCATGGTGTTATTATGATAATGACCCTGCTAATGGAGCAATTTATGGCAAATTATATAATTGGTATGCAGTAAATGACCCTAGAGGTTTAGCTCCTGTAGGTTATCATATTCCAACAATAACAGAATGGGATACTTTACAAAATTATTTAGGAGGGAATCTTGTAGCAGGATTTGCATTAAAAGAAACAGGAACAACACATTGGTCTCCACCAAATGCTGGGACAACTAATAATAGTGGATTTACAGCTTTACCAGGAGGTAAAATAAATAATTCAAGTAGTTTTTTAGAAATTAATGAAATTGCATATTTTTGGGGAACTAATTATTTGACATCAAAAGTATTTACTTTATTGACTTATGATTATGGAGGAATGACTATTACTACTACTGCTTTAGATGAAAACTATGGATTTGCAGTACGATTATTGGAAGATGAAGATTATGATAAATACAAAACTATAGGAACAATAGAGGACACAGAGAATGAGAGATTAGTATATTTTAATTATGATACAACGCCAGCAGTTCCCACAAGTGCAAGAGTAACATTTGATTGTAATTACATTGCATCTAATTATCCTGTTCTATCTCAATCATCATCAATAACTATAAACGACCCAGATAATGGTATTCTTATTTTTAATGGAGTTTCTGGTGGTTATCTTACATTAGCTGACGCATTAACCAATTTAGCATCAATTGTGAGCACTTATGGGTATTCTGCAATAGCTATAGGTAATACTATAACGGTATTTGCACCATTGGCTTATGGGTCAAGTGTAAACTATTTGAACGTACAGCTTAAAATTACAATCACTTCCCCAACATCAGAAGAACTTAACGACACATTACCTTTTGAAGGAGGTGTTAGTAGTGGTGATGCTAATCCTGACAGGGAAGATGAGATACTATGTTTATATACCAAGACCAATACTATTTATACAGTATTAAAGTCATCACAAGTTATTGGTCGTTTAAACTTTGATAAAAACTCACTTATACACTCGGCACATATTGCAAACGGTATTCTATCTTGGACAGATGGTACAAATAATCAACCAAGGAAGATTAATATTGAGTCGGGAATTTCTGCTAACTATCCAACGTTTGTTACAGAAGAACATACTTATGTTTTTCCAATCAACTTTTCAGAAATAACATTAATTAAGCCACCACCAATATTTACACCGAATTTTACTAAAGTATATGACTCTTCTTTTCCGACTAACTTTATAGCAAATGAATCTTTTCAATTTGCATTTCAGTATCAATACTATGACAACGAAGTAACAGTTATTGGCGCATATAGTCAGTCTACAAAATTAAACGGTACAGAAGAAGATTTTAATAAGGTTATTGTTAGCATGGACTTTAATGAACAAGTTCCCGAAACAGTAAAAATAGTAAACTTAATTGTAAGGTTTAGTGAAAGCAATGATGCTTTTATTGTTAACAGGTGGGATAAAAGAAATTCAAATGATTTAACTGCAATTGAAAATCATAATGACCATACTACTCCACTTACATTTAATTTTTATAATGATACGACTGGGGAAGTTATTACGCAAGGAGATGTATTAAGACCATTTGATTCTGTTCCCATATATTCCCAAACACACGAAATAGCAAAACAAAGATATTTCCTAGCAAATAATATAGATGGTTACGATACTCCTCAGTATAGCTCAATGACGCTTGGTATTGGAAGTTATACTTTCCCAAGTAACGAAACTAAAATAACTCAATTAATAAAAATAAGGCATAATGGTAGAAAAAGAGTGTTTATTTCATTTAATTTTTACGCATATGAAGGGTATTATGTTTATTTAGCATGGGCTGCACGACCAGGATATTATGTTTGTAATACATACGAGGCAACAAGTTTTACTAGTTTAAATCCAACTGTAACAAGACCTACCACAATAAATTTTAACAGTCTTACATTCAGAGGTTCAACATTTCAACAAGTAGTTCAAAATACGATTCCTCCTACAAATTATTATGTTTTAGCTCAATCAAAAACTATACAAGGTGCTATACCAATAACAGGTATAAATAAGGATTATTATAATATTTATCCTCAAGCATCAGTTTATAAATCAGGAATGGTTTTTTATGATTTTGCAATGAGAAAGTGTGGTGTTGTAAGTAACGGGCAGGCACAACTTTCTGATACGAGAACTGTATCATATTTCAATATCCCTTTTACTTCTACAGAAGGGTTTGATTTTGGTTCTGATGCTATAGATTTAACAGTTGGGCAAGTGTTTACAATATCGGGTCTTGATGCAGGCAATGGGACTTATACTATATTAGATATATCAATTACATTAGGTAATATAATTGCAACTGTAGTCGAACCCCTTGTTCCATTTACAACAGGTACTGCTACAATAACATGGAATCAAGATACTACTGTAACTACTCCATTAAGAGATGAGACATCTACATATGCAATAGATTCATTTATATGGAATGTAAATAACAATAATGCACTAGCAGAAATACCTGAATGGGCATACTATTATGCTCCTGTTTTAACTAAGAATTTGACAAAAAGATTTTTTATATCTTCAATTACAAATGGTAAATATGCAACAAGAAAAACGGATGGCAGTTATGTATTTGACAGCACTTTATTTGTAGACCAAGCAGTTGCTATAGCTATTGATATTACTGCATTAAATCAAACTAGTCTTGGGTATGTATTTACGGAAGGAGATGTTTGTTTGTTGACTGATGATAGTACTACATACACATTGCCTGTTATAGGTCAAGAGGGTAGTTATATACTTTTAAAATGTAAAAATATAGGGGATGATTTAGCAAATGTGAAATATTCTTTTGAAATATATACTCCTTATAAAACTAGTGACCAAGAACCATATTATGAGATGGGAGAGATTTACAATGTGAACTTCCCTGGCACTATAATTAGAAATTATTCTGCTTTATTTGGATTTTTCAAAGCTGATACTTATTTGTTAACAAGAGATTTTAACCCAAGTGGAACATATTTAGCAAACGCAATGTCTCCAAATGATTTGTACTTTAGAAATTGGTATACAGATGGAGGTAAAGTAAATATTGTAACTAAGCTAGGTCAGGTTGATAATAACACAGAAATCTTATGGAGTGATACTTATATTTCAGGCACACAAATAAATGGGTCTAGTACGTTTAGGATTGGGGCGCAAATATTTGTTTCTGACGACTGTGGTTCTATAACTAAACTACAAAACACATCAAAAGTACAAGATGAGGGTTCTGTAATGTTGTCTTTATGTGCAGTAGAAACTAATTCTATGTATCTTGGGGAAACGCAGATTACAGATAGTACAGGTGGTGTTAAGTTTTTTAGTTCGGGAACTAATATAATAGGGACTATAAACATTTTAAAGGGTAATTACGGATGTATTGACCCTGCATCAGTAGTTCAATATCGTGGTAATGTATATTTCTTTGATGCTAGCAATGGTAGATGGGTTCAGTATTCTGCAAATGGGTTAGATAATATATCTGCAATAAAAATGACAAGGTTTTGGAAGAATTGGTCTTACAAGTATTTAAGTATGACTAAGGATGAGATTGAAGCGTTGGGGAACAGACCATACGTTTTTGCAACAGTAGATTCAGCGCATGATGAGCTTCTAATATCAATTCCCAAACTTTCAGAAACACCACCTAAAGGTTATCTACCTGATTACCCAAGTGACATATACCCATTTGATATACTAGACTACCAAGGTAAGACTATTGTCTATAAGCTGGGAACTGGGGCTGTAGTAACACCACACTGGCAAGGGGCTTACACATTTAATACAGAGTACTTTGCTGGTGTACAAAATAGAATGTTTACATTCAAGGATGGTTATGTTTACGAGAACAATCAAGACAATCAAAATGAATTCTTTGGTGTGCAATATGATTCTAAAATAATGTTTACTTCAAACATTTTGCCTCAAGTACCAAAAGTTTATGATAATATTTTAACAGAATCTAATTTTATACCAAATTTTGTGTATTTTTATAATGAATATCCTAACTTGCAAACATCAGATTTGGAAAGTGTAGATTTTGCTGACGTAGAAGGGATATGGTACGCAAGCATACTAAGAAACAAAGTAGTAGAAACAATTACGGGTGATGAATATACAGGACTTTTAACAGGGGAAGTAATGAGGAATACAAATATGTATGTGTTAGTTAGATTTTCCCCAACAACCAGTCCTTTACAACTTCGCCTTTTACAATTAAGTACATCAATAAGTAAAGGTCATACATTTTAAATACAATATATTATGGTAGGATTAATAGCAGGAGTTGGTGGAACACTTTTAAATGCGTTCACTCAATATCAGCAAAATCAAAGAGTTAAAAATGTAATGGGGGAAATGAAAGCTCCAGATAAATCAGCTTTAAATCAAGCTCAATTAGAAAGAAACGCAAGAATGCAAGGAGCAGCACAAGCAGAAAGAAATATTTACCAAAGTGGAGCAAATGCCATGGGCAAAATTCAACAATCTGCAACTTCTGGAGCAGATGTAATGCAAGCAGCAGCAGGAATATCAGGTCAATCTAATGAAGCGTTTCAAAACTTAGCAACTCAAGAAGGACAAAATAAAGCACAGGCTAATCAAGCATATTTACAAGCATTAAGTAATTATCAACAACAATATAACGATTATTTACAAAGTAAAATATCAGGGCTATCTTCATTAGGTCAAGGACAAGCATCGGCTATTGGTGGATTAACTAGTTTAGCTGGTGGTCTTATGAATAATGCAGCATATTTAAAAGGTAAAGAACCAGGTAAAGAAGTAAATTTTTGGGATTTAGGGTATAAAAAGTAAAAAACAATAAATGGCATTAGATTTTTCAAAATTTGTATTACCAACTCCTTCGGCAGATTGGTTATCTAAAGTACCAGAGTATGATGCTTTGGGAAGAAAAACAGCAGCAGCAGCAGCGTCAGACAAAGAAACAGGTAATTTTGAAAAGACATTATTAAATGCTGTTTATGGAAAACGTGTTACTGTTAAAGACCCTAAAGCTGTAGTTGGAGGGGAAGTTAAGCAAATAATAGAATCGGGACTTGAAGACATATATTCAAAGGCAAAAGAAGAAATTTCTCTTGATGTACCTAAATGGCAAGTTTTAGCTAATGTAAAAAAACAAATGTCTGATAAATATGCACAAGCAAATTCAGTAAGTCAATTAGGTAATATTTATGAACAAGGTGTAGAAATCCCAAATAAAAAATTTAAAGGATTTAAATTAGAAAATGCAAGAAAAAACTTTACAAATATAACTCAATATACAAAAGATGAAAATGGAAATATAATTGCAGCTCCTATGGCTACAGTTATACAAAATACAAATGGTGACCCGACACAAGTCGCTGCAAAAATAATAGACCCAAATATTGCACCATATGATAATTGGGGCGATGAAGATATTAAAGATGTGTTAGAAAAAGCAAACCCAGTAAAAACAAAGACTTCATTTGCAAATAGAGATGCATCTGGGCGTGAAACTGGTACAACTACTGAGTCTACTTTGCCATCATCTTTTTATGAATTTAAAGTAAATTCTACAGGGGAAAGCGTACCAGTTCCCAAAGCAGAAGAAATAAGAATATCTGATGATAAAATAGCTAAGGCTTATCAAGAAGTATTAGGAGATTATGTGTCTGGGAACACAGTAAATATAGTCCCAGATGATACATTTAATGGATTAAGTACTGAAGGAGGTGACCAATATTTAGCACAAGAGCAAGCTAAATTTAGAAGAGCAGCAGCTAAAAATGGGGTAGATGTGTCAACCCCAGAATTTGCTAACGAATTGAAAAATTTTTCTAAAGCTGTTTTATATAGAACAGTAGATAATTATTCAGCTACACAAGGATATGCTAAATCTAAAACTACAGTAGATAAAAAGGCACTACCTATGTCACAGTCTTCACAAGGTAAAAAAATCGGCAACGAAAGAGATAGACAAGCTACATTTGCTACATATACTGATAAATGGAATAATAATAAAGATGCTGATGGGTTTATAGATATTAAAGATGAAGTATCTGGTATAAATGACCCTAATGGCAGAGAATATAGAAAAAAAGCTGCTGTTAAATTAGGTAAAGAAAATGGGGAATGGGTTGTTAAAATATATAAAAGAGATGATGATGGAAATCCTATTTTAGATAGAACAATGGATTTAGAACAATTTAGAGCAGATAGTAAATCAGGTTCTGATAGTGAAGAAAAAAGACAAGCAACGCATACTTATATAGATGAATGGACAACAGATATAAATAATAAGGAAAAATCATCATCAGGTGGGGGAAGTAGTTTAAATGCAACTAAAAGAAAAAACAAAAAACCATAAAAAATGGATGAAAAATATATAGAAGACCTATTTTCTAAATTAGGTGGTGAAAGTAAATTTGGGTCTTTTGCTGATTTTAAAGATTTGATGCAGAATGATGCACAATATAGAAAAGATTTTCATTCTACTATTGGTGAAAAAACATTAGGGAAGTTTGGCGACTTTGAAACCCTTGTAAAAAAAAACAATGGTCAGGTATCGCAAACTGGTGGTCAAGAATTGCAAAATGGTGGTCAAACTACAACTTCCCCTGCACAATCACAATTACAATCACCTTCAAAAAGTGAAGAGCCAAAGGTAGAAATAGGAGTACCAATTACTATAGATGAAAATGAACCTACTGATGAAGTTAGTCTTGCATTAAATGTAAAAAAACATAAAGACAATGTTCTTAAAAGTATGGGTCAAGAGAGGATGTTTGATGTTTATTATAATAAACAAAAACAATCTCTATATGAGCAAAAATTAAGAGAAAGTGGCATTGATGAAAAAGCTCAAGAACAAATCCTAACTGAATTAAAAGGTATCCCAGATGAGGTTTTTGAAAGGGAATTTATTATAGAATCAGGAGAAAAAGTTAAGCCTTATAATAAACCTTATTTTAGTATATTAAGAAAAGAAAATTACCCTTACTATATTAATCGAGTTAATGGAGTTAAAAATGATTATAATCTTGAAAAAGAAGGGGATAAAAAAGCGAGCAATCAATTAGCAAATGCATGGAATGAATCAGGAATGAAAGATATGACTGCCTTTAATAAGGTAGAACCTGAAGCAATAGTAAATAATCTTAATACATTAAACAATTACACTACACAAGCAACTAATATTATTACAAATGCTAGTAGTAAAAAAATTACAGGTTTTAAAACTACGGATGAATCTTTAAATAATTTAAAAGAAAGCGCAGGTGTTTATATAGAATCAAATGTAACTCCAGATACAGCTAAAGATTATTTGTCTAATAAAATAGATACAAATGATTTGAAATTAAAATATAATCAACAAGATTTATCTTCAATCATTTCAGGTCAACCAGTTCCCAAACAAGATTTAGACGAATACACTTTAAGCTCAATAAAAAGCAAACTAGACCCTAATAGTGTTGTAGACCAAATGGTATTTAATGTGTACTCTCAAAAAGTAGCATTAGAAGATGCATTCCAATCAGCAACTTCAATAGAAGATGCTGCAATGAGTTATAGGAAATCTTTAGACCCAGAGTTTAGTGGACAAATTGATGCATTAGAAGGCAATGTAAATAGAAGCACTAGAGGTCAAACTGTAGATGCTTTTATATCTGACCCTGCTGTACTAGAATACGCAAAGAAAGACCCTACGTTATATGCTAAAATTGTTGAAGCTAAAATGAAATTCAACAAGGATTTCCCAGAGTATGCAAAAAGTAAATTATTACAAAAAATAGGTAGTGTATACCAAAAAGAATATGCGAATGCTTTTGCTAATAATCCAACAACAGATAAGTTAGATATTATAGTAGATAAATTGTTAAAAGAGGGTCAGATTACTGAAGAAGATGTAAATACATATAAAACGGAAATAGCTCCCAAACAAAAATGGTTTTGGAAAACTGTTAGAGGTCTTACAGCTATAGTAGGTGGATTAGAATGGTTTAAAGAGGATATTGTTCCTGTAGGTGATTTAAGTTATGGTATTTATGAAGGTATTTATGGTACTATTCATAAAGGAGCAGGTACAGTAGAACAAGGGCTTAAATTTGTACCAGGAATACCAGGAGCAATAGCAAATGAAGTATTTAGCGATAAAGCTGTAATTGATAGAGCATTAGCAGAACGCACAACAGCACAAGTAGACCCTATAGGTTGGGGAGGAACAATGTATCAAATAGGGGAAGTGACAGGCTTTGCTGCTACATTAGCTATGATGGGTATTCCAGCAGGAGCAATGGGGCTTGGGGCTGAAGCGACTCATATGCTTACAACAACTTTAGCTTTTTATGGGGAAAACAAAAAAGAAGCATTGTTAAAAATACCTGGAAATACATTTGCTGATGAGGTACAACGACAATTATTGACAGGTTCAAATACGGCAATAGATTTATATTTAACTAAATTCTTAGATATAAATAAAATATCAAAAGGTGCGTTAAATTTATTGAAAAAAGATGTATCTAATGTTGTAGGCAAATTAAGAACAGGAGAAATTACTCAAGCAAAAGCTGGGGAAGAAGTATGGGGTAAAATTAAAGATTTTGGTGTTAGATTTGGAGCTAATTCAATGAAAAATGCTACAGTAATGAATTCATTTACAGCAGCACATGATGCAGTTTATAAATTATTTGATGCAGGAGGCAAGGAACTCCCAGAGATAGCAGAAGAATATATAAACAACTTTATCCCTACACTTAAATCAACAGTTTTATTAAATTTATTTTCATCTATAAAACCTGGAGAAAAAATAACAGTAGGGAAGACTCTTTTTGACATGGCAAAGAATCCTGAGTATTACAGGGAAATGATAAATAAGAAATATGGAGACAATCCTAAATTACAAGGTGAAAAGGAAGAATTGCTTAATAATTTAAACGAAGTTACTGCCATAAATCAAAATTATAGCGACCCGATTTTTAAAGACTTAACTGAAGCTCAAAAGCAAAAGATATTGTTGTTAAGAATGCAAGCTAATATATACGCAAAAAAAGCTACTTCTACTCAAGACCCTACAGCAAGTAAAAGTTTTATTGACAAATCTAATGAATTATCTAAGCAAATAGAAGTCATAACAAAAGGAAAAGATAAAGCTAGTGAGCATGAAGTTAAAATAGAACCAACAAAACAAGCAGAACAATTTTTATTAAAAGGTAAAGCTGTAACTGAAAAAGAATTTTTAGACGCAGTTAAAAATGACCCTAATGTAGAGATAGAGTATATTGGAGATAATGAAAAATACCTTCAAATGGTTGTAGATGCAGGAGGTGTAAGAAGAGAATGGTATGAATACGAGGATGCAATCCCAGAAGTAAAAACTGAAGTAGAAAAATTAACAACACAAATAAAAGCAGGTGGCAAGGATTCCCAAACAGCACAAGAAGAATTAGAAAGATTAAAACAAGACCCTAAGCAATATTTTATTGATAAAAATAATACTGAAACAGTATTTAAAATAGAAGAATATGATAAGAAAAACACAGGAGGGGTATCAGGTGCTGTCGGAGAAGGGCAAGCATCTAAGCAAGCCGAGCCTATCAAAGGAGGAAGCACAGAAACGACTGGCGCAGGTGGAGTACTTCAAACACCAGGGGTTGAAGGAGAAGGTGAAGGAGTTGAGCAGAAAGTCGGGGAAGTAGAGCCATTAAAAGATGTAGAGAGTACAACTAGTGCTTTATCAAATGAAATTAGTGGAAAAACAATAAATGAAATAAAATTAAAAATCCCATTAAGTTCTGATTATGATTTAACAAATCCAAAAGAAATATCTGAAGCATATCATAAAGCAAAAGCTGATGGGACTAATCCTAAATTAATTAAAGCAGTAGAAGATTTAATAGGTAAAAAAAGAGAAGTTCCCAAACAAAAAACAGTAGAACAACTAAGAGCAGAAGAAAAAGCAGAGTACGAAGCAATGCCTGACCCAACAGACAAAGTAAAACGACAAGAAATTTATGACAAGTACGATAAACTTATTACACCTTTATTGAAAGAAGGTGTAGGGGAAGCAAAAGCAGAAGTTCCCCAACAGAAATTAGAAGAAGGGGCTACTGTAGAATTGCCTCCACAAGTAAAAGGAGGAGTTCCCAGACAAATGATTTACAAAGAAGGTGTTTGGCAACAACAAGTAGGGGGACAGACAACAAAGGTTAGCGAAAATGTACAGAAACAAGCACAAGCACAATTTGAAAGTAGTCAACCAAAACAAAAAAATGCAGGTGTAGGGGAAGTAAAAGCAGAAGTTCCCAAAGAAGAAAAAAAAGGATTTGTACAAATAGATAAGAATGTATATAGTGATGGTGAAAATAATACTTATGTAGTTCCAACATCTAGTTCAGAAGCAGCAGGAACTCATATTGAAATAGATAAGTCTACTTATGATGAATGGAAAAAGTTAGATGATGTTGAAAAGAAAAAAGCAGAAAGCATAAAAAATAGCAATTTAAGTGAAAGCAGAAAAAGTGCTGATTTAAAAGCAAATGCTATGTCTTTTGCTGCTGAAAAAAGAAAAGTATTAGGGACTAGTACGGCTAATGAATTATCTAAAATTAAATCTAATGTAAATAAAATACAATTAGGTGACAATGTAAATGTAAATGGTGTTGAATATACGGTTCAAGGATTCCCTTACGGCAAAATAAAATTATCAACAGAAGGAGATAATGTAAAAGGCGAAATAACAGTAGAAAGTAGTGATAATATAATTAAAAAAATGGCTGAAGAAAAAAAGGCTTCAGCTCCTAAAATAGAACCTAAAGGAACTTTAATTACAGATATCGCAAAACATTTAGAAGACAAAAAAGCTAAAGAAAAAACTCAAACAGAACTTCCCAAGCAAAAAGGCAAAGCAGAACCTGTTGTAACAGAAACAAAACAATCAGGTACTGAGCCTAAAGCAGAAGTTCCCAAACATAAAAAAATAGCAGAAGGTCTTCTATCTGTTCTAGGCTTGCCTACAGAAGAAACAGAAAGTACAAATACAGAATTTGAAGATGGAGTAAAACCTCAGTTTAAAATTGATTTAAATGAAAATTTAAGTGCAGACCAAGCTGGAAATGTTAAAAAAATATTTGATGCAGTTTTAGACAATAAAAATAGTTCAACATCTGAAACTGTAAATATTGAAGAAACTATTGACCCATCAGTCCCAACTCAAAAAATAGTAATAGAAGAGTCCGATAAAAGACCAGAATCAAAATTAATGAGTAAATTAAGAATATCTCTTAATTATTTATTAGGGAAATCTGTAGGGTTGGGAATGTCTGATACATTGACTACTGGCGAAAGAACAGTTGATGTAATGAATCCAACAACTGGTAAAGTAGAAAAGAAAACAATTAGAGAAGAAGGTGGTATAGGATATCCATTTAAATCATTAATGGATTTAATTAATGGTCAAATAGAGAAAGGTAAAAAAATATTTGGATGGGCATCTGTTGGGGAAGGTGCAGGTTCTGCTATGATAAATGCTGCAAAAAAAGCAAATAAAATAACAGGTAAAGAATTAAAACAGCATTATTTTGATAGTTTAAATCTTTCCGAAGAGCAGAAAAAAAGAATAGATGAAGCTATTCCAGATAATAAAGAATATGGTTTAGTCTCTATATACAAAATGGGCAATGATGGGATATTGAGTAATGAAGCACATACTAGAGAAGCATTTAGGCAAATAGAGACAAGTTTAACTAATCAAGAAAAGGAATTGTTTTTTAAATTAGCAAAGGAGAGATTAAACAAATTAAAATGGGAAGGGAAAGAACAATATATAGAGGTAGTAAATTCTGCTAATAATTTTGTTGAATTAGAAAATATACTTCATGGTAAAGATTCTAAATTGCCATTAGGTTCAAAAGCTAGTATAATACAAAATGTATTTTTATCTACAGAAAAAACCACATCTACAGAAACTGGCAATAAATTAGCTGAACTTTTAAAAAGTAAAGGCATTTCTATAGAAAGCGTATCTAGAGCTATAGAAGAACCTGCAATGAATGGGATAGACAAAGGTCAGCCTATGGTTTTATTAGCAATAGACCCAGATTCTAAAGTTATAGAGGATAAAAATAGAGAAAGACATAAGAATTATCCATATGGTGTTGAAGGTTTCCCTATTGGAGTCTTTAATGAAACAACTCAAATGCATCATCTTTCTCCAGAAATGATGGATAATTTTGTTAAAACTGCTACTACTATTGTTGATGAAAATGCAAAAAGAAATGGACAGAAAGTAAGAGTATCAATATTTCAAAATGCTGATGGTAAATTTTATGCTCAAGAAGGGACAGGGGTTGATAAATTTTCAATTAAAAATAAAAAAGGTATTGAATTGTCTGGCAATACAAAAGAAGAATTACTAGATAAATTAAAAAAAGAAAAATATAAGTTAAGTCAAAAAATAATAGACGAAAGATACACTCAAAAAATAAACGGGGTCACTTTTAATAATTTATTACAAAAAGCAAAAACAGGATTTATTTCAATATTTGAAAGTCCTAAATTATCTGCCCAAGAAAAGCTGGTTAAATTTCTGCAAAAAGCATTCCCTGGTATATCTGTTGAAATAAATTCAAGTGAATATAAAAAACTTGAAGAAGATTTTAAAGCGCAAAAATTATTTAATAAAGATGGTAAATCATATGGGTTTGTAAAAGATGGAAGAATATATCTAAATCCAGAATATTTAAACAATAATACATCAATACATGAATTTAGTCATATATGGAATGCTTTTGCTAAAAATTACAAGCCAGAAATATATTCTAAAGGGGTTGATTTAATTACTGGAACTAAATATCATGATTATGTTTTAAATGATTCACAATATCAAAAATTAATAAAAGCTGAATTTGGTTCAGATGCTATTATTAAAGATAAAACCACTGGCAAGTTTATTATAAATGAAAAAAGTGAAAATGCAGATGCCATAAAAGAAACTGTTGCTGATGAAGCATTAGCGAAAGCCATTGGGGATAAAGGAGAGCTTTTTGTAAATGAAGCTCAAAAAATAGCATTTGTAAATTGGCTTAATACTTTGTATCAAGCAATAAAACAAATAGCAGGATTTGAATCAATGACTCCAGAGCAATTTCAAAATTTAGATATAAATCAATTTGTTGATGCTGCTTTAAAAGATATATTAAGTGGCAAAAAAGTAAGCGATATTACAAGTAAAGATTTATCACAAATAACAAAACAAAGTACTAAATTTTCGTTAGGAACAAATGAATCTAAAATAAAAGATTATATAGAATCTCAAAGAAAAGCAGGAGAATCCGAACAAGATATAAGAATAGCAATAGCATCTGTAGCTAAAAAAATAGGACTAACTCTTAATGAAATTGACCAATTAATGGGGGGTAAAAAACCATCAGAAGTCCCTCCAGCAGTTCCCCCAACAGGAGAAACTAAAAAAACAGCACCAGAAGAAGACCCAGAGATGACTAAGATGGCTAATGCTGTTAATGATGCTTTTGTAGAGGGAAGATTTGGTACTGATGTATTAGATAACATAATAGCTAAACTTCAAGATACAGATGTTGCTAAGATTTATAATACTGTAAAAGAAAAAATTAAATCTGGTATTATTACAGCAAAAGATGTAAGAGATAAAATAATTACTACTAAGGAAGGTTCAGAAGCAGACCAAGCTGTATTGATGTATGATTTAGCTGAATTAAAAGGTAAGGAAGCTGGGTTAATGAATGAAATGATTAACGAGTCAGACCCTGCAAAACAAGCCGAAATAGCTAAAAAAATAATGGATGTGCAAAATGAAATGCAGGACAATGCATTAGCGAATAGATATTTAGGTAGAACAGCAAGTAGCATATTCAGATTAAGACAATTATGGGTTAATAGGGGGATGGATTTAGCTACAATGGAAAAGCAATATATGTCTTCTAAAGGGTTAAAATCATTAACTCCCGAACAAAGTAAAGAAATAAAAGAAGCATATAACCAAATAGCAGAAACAAAAGCTAAACTAGAAAAAACTAAAGCAGAAGTAGATGCTTTAATTCAAGAAAACGAAAGAGTAAAAGCTGAAAACGAAAAGTTAAAAGAATTAAAAGACCAATCTGTAGCAAAAGAAAAAGAAGATAGAAATAAAAAAGCATCAGAAAAATTATCTGCATCGGCAGAACGAGTAAAGAAAATTAAAGATAATTTAAGAGGTCTTAGAGGTAATATGAGTTCTGGTGTTGACCCTAAAATAGCAATAGAAATAGGTAAATTAGCAGCAGAAAAATTCTATCAAGGAGCAGTTAAGTTGGATGTTTTAGTAAAAGATATCTTAGATGACGTAAAAGATATATTTCCAGATTGGACAGAAAATGATGTTAGAAACCATCTCTTCCCTAACTTAAAAAATGCAAGCAAATATTTTACAGAAGAAAAAGATTATACATCATCTAAAAAAGAATTGAAGGATAAGATAAGTCAGTATAAAGCATTACAATCAGAATACGCTAAGACATTATTTGAATGGCAAAAAAATAGAAGAACAGATTTAATGGACAAAAGACCATGGTCTGAAAAGTTAGCCGATAGGATTTATCAATGGCAAAGGTTCTCAGTATTATCATATCCTACCACATTCGTAAAACTTGCAGCAGTAGTAGGACATAACTTATTGTTAAAGCCATTTAAGTTCGGATATCAAAAAGTTATTGCTAATATAGCAAAAATGATATCTAAAGATTTTGCTGGTAAAATGGGAGTCTACGGTGACCCTTCATTAAAAGCAATGGCTAAATATTATTCTGAATTTATTAGAAATTTTTCTGTAGCTAATCTAAAAGAACATTTTAGTGGTATAGATACAAAAGAAATATTGTATGGAGATAAGTTTATGTATGATGAATGGTCAGCAGGTAATGGGTTATTAGAAATGCCAGGGAGGTCGCATGGTTACATAAAATCGTTTGTTAAAAATCCTGAATTCCAATTTGCACATGAAATGTTAACTGGTCAAGCTATGACTAAAATGGCTGAGATTGGGAAGAAAATGGAAGATAAAAGTTTAACACCAAGCGAACTAGAAGCATTAAAAGGAGAATATGATAAGTATGATGTTACTAATGAGGAAGTATTAATGAGAATTAATAAACTAGCATTAGAGCATGGTAAAGATGCTATTCTTATGGGCGATAATAAAACTGTTGACAAGTTTAGGGAATTAACAAAGGGAAGTGGTGCAGCATCTACTTTCTTAAAAACGGAAGCTCCAATTGTAAAAATACCTTTGAATTATATTAGTAGAGCATTATTGACAAAATATGGTTTAATACAAGCAATTACAGGCAAATCATTTGGAGCTGAAAGTACTCAACATCCTAGTGTTGCTAAATTGATTTTTAAAGGTACTGAAGGATTAACAGAGGCTCAGGGTCAAGCATTATCTAAAGCCATTATGTATGGAAGTATGGGAGCAACTATGTTTGCTTTAGGATATTATAATAAAGATAAAGTTAAATTAAATGAGGATGGCTCTATTGAATTTAATGGGATGCATATTAGTAAGAATTTGGTTCACGTTCCAGAATTTGAAAGTTTTTTCAGTGGAGTAGAAACTGCTCATAAATTTAAAGATGAAAAAAGTAAATTCAATTGGATTGAATCATTTTTATTAAGCGATATGGAGATTTTAAAAAAGAATCCATTTTTGAATATGCTTGAATATGGAGTAGTAGGAGGATTAGTAAATGCGCTTACTGATAAAAAAATGAAAGATGAATCTAAAGTTAAATTATTGGAGGATGCAGTTACTAATAAAGTAATAAATATGGCTGTCCCAGGGTTTTCAAAACAAATGGCACAATGGACAGATACAGAAGAGGGTGAAGGGATACATCCTATGGGGACACCTATAAAAAGAAAACCACAAGGTAATTGGGGTGAGAGGTTTGTACAATCATTAGAAATGGCTATCCCAGGATTACGACAATTAGTTCCCACAGGAGAAGGCAAAAAAATATTTGATGAAAAACAAATTGCAGATAGTGGTATATTGAAAAGATATCAGAAATTAGGAGTTGATTTTAAAGAAGTACCTGCTCCTGATAAATTGGGTTTAGATGAGCCATTAACTCCCGAACAATATGATAAATTTATAGAAGCATATCAAAAAGAAATCAAGTTAGAACTAATAGATTTATCAGAAAAAGAATTTGAACAAACAGTTCAAGTCGAATCAGAAGGGGAAATGGAAACACAACCTATAGAAGGTACAGAAGGGACTAACATAGGTATGTTATCTAAGAAGTTTTCTGAATCAGAACTTAAAAAAGAGAAAGAAAATAAAGAGTACAAAAAAGAAAGTGCATTACAGAATAAAGTAGATGAAATTTTATCAACTGCTAAAAACAAAGTATTAATAAGATTAAAATACAAAAAGCCAACAAAGTCTTGGGTTGAAAATTAATTAATAAAAAAAATAAAAAAAAATGAAACCATACGAATTACCAAGTGACATTTCTAAGTTATTATGTGAAAAAATAAATGATGAGTATTCTGCTCATTATTTTTATAGACAAGTAGCTAACTATTGTGAAAATGTAGGATATTTAAAAGCTGCTGAATATTTTAGAGGCGAAGCTGAAGATGAATTAAAGCACGCAGAGGGGTTGCAAAAGTATTTAACTGACTGGAATGTTCAGCCAGATTTAAACCCTATAAAAACACCACAATCTGTTGATGGGTTAGTAGATGCTATAGAAAAAGCATATCAAATGGAATATGCTTTGTATTCTGAGTATGAAGAAATCAGTGCAGAGATTTTTAAAAAAGATTTATGTACTTTTGATTTTCTTCAACAATACAGAACAATACAAAGAATGTCTGTAGCTGAATATTCAACATTTTTAAATCAATTAGAAACGATAGACCAAAAAGATAAAAACTGGGTTTATGAATTTGAAAAAAGAGCATTTAAAAAGTAATTACCAATTCCCAAACCAAAATCAAAAAAAATGACAGAAGAACAATTACATGAATTAATTGAAAAAAGAAAAAGAGTTCATGCTAAACAAACTCCAAAAGTAGAAGAAGTAATTATAGACGAGCCTGTACTAGTAGAAGAAGAAATAGACGAAGTAGAGAGACTAAAAAGAAAGATAGAGAAGTTAGAAACTAATCTTGAGAAGTATGAACAGAATGGGGTAGCTAAGTTGTATTACAGTTTAAATCGCAAAGCCAATGAAATGGCTGACTTGATGAACGCAATAAGTTTGAAAGACCTTGACATTGATGACCCCAAAAGTAAGTCTTTCGACCGTCTGAAAGTTGTGTGGCAGGGAGCATCAGAAATCGCAATTTCCCTAACACAGTTAGGACAAATGGCAGGGGTACTAAAGGCTGATAAAAAAACAGAAGAAAGTAAACCATTTGTTGATTTAATTGCTCAAGAAAGAAGATAATGCAGATAAATGTATACGATACAGACATAGAATTACCAGACAGCTCTGATATTGAAACTTGGGGAACTGATATTGCTCAAGACCAATTTTGGAGACGTAAAGAATTGCCTGCATTTTTTGAATTAGTGGAATTTGATAAGGAAGGGAATGCATTGCTGACATCTAAGCAAATGGATTACGCTTTTGAAGAAGTAAGAAGATGCAGAGAAGGATTTTGGTTTATGAATAATGGTGTAAAGACCTATATTACAGGGAAGCATTACTTCTACATGACCTATTGGAAGTTGGAGAATGACATATTCCCAGACTATAGAGATACAGATAGAAGATACTTTTTATTCTTAGACCACTGGGAAAAAACACCTTGGTGTTTAGGAGTTGTAAGAGGTAAAAAAAGAAGGGAAGGTGCAACTTCCCAAGCAACATCAAACTTAGTGTACGAGTGTATATTCTATAGAAATAGCTTTTGTGGTTTAACAAGTAAGACACAGATGGATGCTAAGAATGCTTTTACTAATATGGTTGCATTTGGTTATCGCCAATTGCCTGTGTTTTTAAAGCCTAAGCAATTAAATAATAAAGACTCAGTAAGTGAATTAGTATTTGCACATAAGTCTGTTACTGTAAAGGGAAGCAAAGGTAGCACTATAGATACTGACACAGGTCATAGAAGTAAAGTGGATTACCGAGCACCAGGGAAGAATGCGTATGACTCTGGTCGTATTAGTAGATTGTTAGCCGATGAGTTAGGAAAGTTTCCCCCAGAAGTACCTGCATCTGAATTTATATCAATTGTAAGTAAAACACTTGTGCAGGGGGTAAAGAAGGTTGGATTCATGGAATGTCCATCGACAGTCAACGAAATGACAAAGGGTGGTGGTGCTGAGTTTAAAAAGATATGGGAGAACGCAGACCATACTAAAAACCAAAGAACTCCTAACAGGATGGTAAGATATTTTTCACCAGCATTTGATGGCTATGTGGGTTTTATTGACAAGTATGGGATGAGTGTTATAGACGAACCAACTCCCCAACAATATGATTTTTTAGTAGAAAGTTATGTAGGTATTGGTGACCTTACAGAAGAAGATGTAAGAGGAGGAGCAAGACAATATCTGATAAATAAAAGAGCATCTTTAGAAGGGGTTTTACTTGAAGAAGAAATTCGTATGAACCCTTTTGATGAAAAAGAAATGTTCATGTCGGCTCTTCAGGGAAGCATATATAACTCTTTTAAACTAAACGAACAAATTGATTGGTTAAATTTTAATAAAAATTGCGTAGAAAGAGGTAATTTAGTGTGGGAAAACGGGGATGAGTTTTATAAGGAGATAATTAATGCAAATGGGAGCAAAGAAATGAGGATAAATAAGTTGATTTGGGTGTCAAATCCTAATGGGATTTATGAGAAAGTTGTAGGATGGATGCCAAAAGAACCTAACAATGTTTATCAAAGAGGAGGATATTTTTCTCCGAATGGGAACTACTCATTAAGAATCGGATGTGACCCGTTTAAGTATGATAAAACAAAAGACAACAGGAAGTCAAATTGTGCGACATATGTGTATCAGATGGAGGACTTAGAGAATGAATCAAACCCATATAACGATATGTTTGTTATGAGGTATGTAGACAGGGCGAATACAACTGATTTGCAATATGACCATGTACTAAAGATAGCATGGTTTTGTGGAAGCCAAGTGTTGTTTGAAAGAAACGTAAACGGATGGAAGAAGTATTTTGAAGATAAATTGTGTAGTGGATTTTTGATGTGGATGCCTGGGGAAGTTGAGCCTGGTATCTATACAGATGGAAATGGGAAAACTGTACAGAAAATATGCGATTACACAGAAGCGTATATAGAAAAAAATGCTGGCAAGGTCTACTTCCCAAGCCTACTAGGAGACAAATCAGGATGGCTAGGGTTTGAAGTAGACAACACACAAAAATATGATGATGCAATGGCAGCAGGGTTCGCACTTATAGCAGCTAAAGCAAAAAGATATTATAAACCACAAGAAGCAACAAAAAAAATAGAATCAATTATGCCATATAGAGTGGCGAATTAAATATAAAGAATATGAAAGAAATCTGGAAAGATGTAATTGGATACGAAAACAGATATATGGTAAGTAATTTTGGTAATGTTAAATCTATATTTACTTATACACAAAATAAAGAAAATGAAAGATTAAACATACATGGGGTTAGAGAGAAAAATATATATATAGGTATTGATAATGTAGGGTATCCTGTTGTTGTTCTAAGAAATGGTAATAAAAAAATAAGAAAATATGTACATAGGTTAGTGGCAGAATCTTTTCTTACTAAAAAACAAAACCATAATATTGTTAACCATATAAATGGCGATAAAAAAGATAATAGATTGTTTAATTTAGAATGGTGTGATAAAAGATACAATATGATACACGCTATGGAAAAATTAGGTATAAAAAGAAATGGCGAATCTAATCCAAATTCAAAATATACTGATAAGCAAATACAAGAATTAATTGATTTGTACAATCAAGGCAATTCTATTTATTATTGTTATAAAAAATTAAATATAAATAGAACATCAGCATATAAAATAATAAATAAAACAAAGATAAAATGCAATACCAGCAAATAACAAGTGGAGGACAATTCCCATATCCGAATCATGATATAGACCCTGCAAAAAAGGGAGCAGATTTTTGTAGAGAATATGCGCAGGCAGCATATTACGATTGGCAATTTGTGTATCCTAAAGGTATATTCTCTGGTAATGGAGGTGACTACTCTAAGTTTAGATTATATGCGTTAGGGAAGCAGCCAAATTCGCAATATAAAAAATGGCTAGGGGTAAATGAAACTACTAACAATACTTGGTTAAGTTTGGACTGGAGCATTAGAGCAATTGTATCTGGGTATAGAGATAAGGCTATATCAAGATTAATGGCAACTGATTATAATATAACAGCAACTCCCGTAGACCAATTAGCAAAAACAGAGATGAGTGAATACTATGCTGATATCTTAGCTAGATTAATGATGCAAGAAGCTGCACAGGAACAAATGCCAGAAATTAAAAATCATCCAATAATAGCTCCAAGACCAGGCGAACCTATTGACATAGAAGAATTAAAAATGAGAATGGAAATGGGAGAGCAGTTTAACAGGAGTAAAGATGCTGAAATGGCAATTCAACTTGCATTGTATCAAAATGATTATAAAACAAAAAGAAGAAAAATATATGAAGATTTATTTGATTTAGGGGTAGCAGGAGTAAAGGATTGGTTAGGAGATGACAATAAACCATGTTTTAGAGTAGTAGACCCTGAGTGTGTAATAACATCATTTGATAAGAATGGGGATTTTTCTAATATAGTTCATGCTGGGGAAATCATAGATGTTCCTCTAATTGAATTAGCTACTGTTAAGGATGACGAAGGTAATATAATGTTTAATGAAGATGATTTAACACAATTCGCATCAACAATAGCAGGTCAATTTGGTAATCCTAGATTGTTAGGTTTGGGAACTGGTTGGATGAAGCCATATGATAAATTCAAGTGCAAGGTACTTGATATTGAATTCTATACGTACAATGATAGAGTTTATCGTGATGCAGTAGATGAGCAAGGTAATCCTGATTTCAGAAAAGCAGATTTTTCAAGAGGTAAGAAGTCAGAAAAGTATACAAGAAAAAAAATACAGTACGTATATAAATGTAAATGGATTATAGGGACAGACAAGGTATACGACTTTGGTATGTGCTATGACCAAAAAAGAGAAAACGAATTAAAAAATAAAGCTAAGACAAAATTGTCTTATACGTTTTATGCTTATAATTTTTATCAGATGAAGGCTCAAGGGATGATGGAAAGATTAATCCCTTTTGTTGATGATTATCAACTAACAATGTTGAAGATACAGAACTTTAAGAATAGAGCAGTCCCTTCAGGATGGTGGATAGATTTATCTGCTTTAGAAAAAGTAGCAATGACTAAGGGTGGACAAGACATGAGCCCTCAAGATTTATTGCAAATGTTTTTTGATACAGGGGTGTTGTTGGGAAGAAGTGATACAGATGGTGGAACTCCTCAAAGTGCAAACTGGAGACCAGTAATTCCCATAGAAAATACAGCAGCTAGTGAACTATCAATGTTTTATAATGACTTAGTAAGCACATTATCTGCTATAGAAAGAATTACAGGATATAATGATGTCACACTTGGTCAAGCATCATCAAAAACACTTGTGCCTGGATACGAAAGTGGTCAACAAAGTACAAATGAAGCACTATATCCATTGGCGTTTGCAGAAGAAAATATATTATTAAGACTTGCAGAGGGTTTATTGTGTAGAACACAACAAGGTTTAAAATATGGGGGGATAAGTGGGTATGCTCCAGCGTTGAATTCTGGTACATTAACATTTATGGAAATTTCCCCAAGCATATCAACAAGAGATTATGGAATTGAATTAGAAAAACGTACTACTCAAGACCAAAAAGCATGGTTAATGCAAATGATGCAACAAGATATTGCTAATGGGTTATTAAATACATCTGATGCTGTACTTCTTGTAAATACAAAAAATGTAAAAGAAGCTCAAATGATTTGGGCATACAGAGTTAAAAAGGAAAAAGAAAGGCAAGCAGAGCAAAGAATGCAAGAGATACAAGCTCAACAGGAAGGGAATATGCAGGCTGCCCAAATAGCACAACAAGCAGAAGCTCAAAGATTCCAAATGGAAGCAGAATTCCAATTGCAGAAAGAACAAATGAGAATTCAAGGAGAATTAGAAAAGGAAAGAATGAGAATAGAATCTGCTGAGAGAATTGCAATGGCTAATAACCAAACCAAATTACAAGTATCTAATGATACAAGTAATGCAAAACAAAATTCATCTCAAATAACTGGTCAGTCATCTATATTGAAACAACAAATAGCAAATGAAAAAAGAAATAAATAAGGAATTGCAAGCAGTATTGGACTCGATAAAAGATTGGGATGTACCTGAAGGGGAAGATTGTTCTGTGATAAATATAAAGAATGAGGAATTCCCAGACAAAAAAAACAATAATATATTTTTTTATTCCGAAAACTGTTAATATTTTTACTACACCAAATTCAATTCAAATATGTATATCAAAAAGTTCTATGACATGGAGGCTTCTGAAGCAGGAGCATCCACCGAAGAAACCCCAAGTATAGCTGCATTAATGGCTAGAGAAGGGACAAAATCAAGTGCAGAAGGAACAGACTATGAGCCTGTTCATTTAAATAATGGTGGTTGGGAATCTAAGCCAATCAAAGAAGAATCTCCCGTTGAGACAACGACAGATAATTCTAATGATAGATATGATACCCAAAAACTATGGTCAGAAGACGATGACGTTTCTACACCTCAAAAAGCAGGCGAAACAGATTCAAGAGACTGGCAAGATGCAATTAAAACGCAAACCCCTGATGAAGTATTAAAAGCATTAGGGTTTGATGACAAAGCAGTTTCTTTCATAAAGGAATTAAAAGAGGTTGACCCTAAAATGGTAAACTTCCTAAACACTTGGAAAGAAAAAGGGGATGTATCAGATTATTTGAAAGAGCTAAACACCAACTATGCTGAAATGCCAGCCGAAGATGTGATGAGACATCAGCTTCGTGCAGAGTATCCTAAAGCATCAGAAGCTCAATTAGATATTTTATACAAAAAAGAAATAGTCGAAAAGTACGGCTTGAATTCTTACGATGAAGATGAAGTAAATGAAGGCAAACTTCTTTTAGAAGCAAAAGCCGAAAAGTACAGGGATGAACTTGTAAGACAACAACAAGACAGACTACTTCCCCAAGCCCCAGATAAAACTGAGGCAATGATGATGGAACAGCAACGAATAGAAAGCATTTCCCAAAACGTCATCAAAGATTTCAATGAAAATCCGTACACAAAAGAAGTTCTTTCAAAAAATGCCATAACTATTGGAGATGGAGCAGATAAGTTCAGCTTCCCAATAGATACAAAAGCAGTAACTGACATGGTATTGTATGGTGACCAAACAGGAGAATCTATGTTTGAAATAAAAAAAGACGCAAATGGTCAAGAAACATATGTTCCCAAGTCACAACATCAATTACTTGTAGCTACTGTAAATAAATATGGCGAAAAATTCATTACAGAACTTGCCAAACATTATAAATCAATAGGAGGCAGAGCTGCAATAGACCCGATAGACAACGCAAAGCCAAGAGAAACCAGAACACCTTCTTCTTCCAATGAAGAACCTAAAACAATAGCAGGTGCAATGGCAAAATATGGCAGAGTGAATTCTGGAGGATGGTAAAAAACAAATTTTAAAAACATTAAAAATTAATAAAAATGGCAGTTTCAACAGGTACAGTGGTAAAATCCTTCGTGTCAGCGATTGATTTCTTAGACCAAAGGGATATAGACCCTAACATTTACGACCAAAGTCGTGACAGAGCATTTACTGATATTATGAAAATCGTAAATCGCACAAAACCAGCTAAAATGTTTTTCTACAATAACTTCGTTAACAATGATGTTTATGAAGTAGCAAACGTAGCATCAGTTACATCTGGAAGTGGAACAGCAACAGTTGTATTTGTAATTAACTCAGCAACTACCTTCCCAAGAGTTGGAGATTTGATTAAAACATCAAATGCTTCTAACGTAGGAAAACAAGCATTAGTTACAGCAGTATCTGGAACATCTATCACAGTTCAATCTGTAGATAATAGTGCATTTACTGTAGCTGCTTCTGATAAAGTACAATTTGGTTCTAATGCATTCCCTGAGCAATCTGGTGCACCAACAAATCGTAGATATGGATTAACTAAATATTTTAACAATATTCAAATATTTCGTGAAGTTGATGAAATATCTGACATTCAAAAGGTTGCTAAAATTGAGGTAAATGTAGGTGGTGATTATCATATCTTACCTTACCAAACAGTACAAAAAGTTATCAAATTAAATGGTGATATTTCTGTACAAATGTTAGCTGGTACTGCTTCTGCTTCATCATTAGTTAGTAGTCCATACACAAATAATACATTATTTACTAATGCTGCTCCAGGTGCAACAAGCCCAACATTAACAGCAACTTCTGGTGCAGGAACAACATTGCCTGTACAAACTACAGGAGGTCTTGATTGGTATATAACTAATTATGGTATTTCGGATAGTTCTACTACATTAGGAGTATTTGGATTTGTTGAATTAGATGAAATCATTGATAATTTTATCGCCAATAAAGCACCTACAGATATGATGGTATTTATGGGAAGTCGTGCTTATCGTTTGATTTCTAAATTCTTAAAGCAATTAGGTTCATCTTCTGTAGATTCAAGACGTTTAAGCGTAGATGGTAAGAGTTTTGATTTCAATGTAGAACACCTTTCTTATGGTGGATACGAATTTGATTTCGTTCACGTTCCTATCTTCGACCATCCACAATTATTCTCTGCTACATTAGTTGCTGATGTTAACGGTTCTATGTACTTTGTACCAAAAGACCAAGTTGATACAGTAGATAATGGTCGTCAACCAAGAATGCAGATTCGTTACACTCCTACTCCATTCATGGGTAGTGCAGCTAACAAGTCTTCTAATGGTATGATTACTGAGTGGAGAACAGGTGCTTTGGCTGAAATCCCAACATCATCAACTATGCAATTGCATACTGACTGGGAAACAGCTCAAGGTCTTGAGTGTTTAGCAGTTAAACACTTCCAGAAGTATAGAGTTATCTAATTAGTTAATAATATTGTGGGGGAAGGAATTCCCCTACATATTTTTCAATCTTTATAAATAAAATAAAATGGCAGCAAATATAATATCGGTAGCAAATGTAGCAGGGCAAAATAATGTCGTGTATTCATCTGCTGTTACTATGGGTTTCCCAGTAAAAGATATATTATTGCAAGTAATACCTTCTACAACAATAGGGTCAACTGCTTGCGTTACAGCTATTACACTTATTACAACTGGAACTATATATTATACTTCTACAACAGTAGCTAGTTTATATACTTCATCGGTTTATACGGGTAGTGCAAAGTATTCTTTTACTTCAACAATTGCAGCAGTTAATGCTAATGCATTAGCTTCTACTGTTGTTATGGGTTTCCCTTCATTAGGAGTTTTACTTGAACCAATTGCAAGTACTACTTTTGGAAGTACAGCTTGTGTTACAAAAATTACTGTTTTAGCAACAAATACTGTTTATTTTACAGCAGATACAGTTGCAACTTTAATCGCTTTGACTTAATAAATAATATTATTGTAGGGGAAGACCACTTCCCCTACATAATTTAACCAATTCAACCAATTTAAAATCAAATAATAATGTCATTAGAAAATTTCGCACATTTTAACGACCTATCTCCTAAGTTGAGATTAGAGTTAGAACAAAAAGTAGAATCATTTGGTAGAAGAGTAAGGTATAAGTTTGATATAGCTAAACCTAATCCTGACCCAGAAAAATACAATGGAGCTTTTGTATATCCTAATATGTATACATTAGACCCAACAAAGTTTACTCTTCAAGATATTTATGAAGATAGAGTAGACAAAAGCAAAACAAAAAATATAGGACTCGTTGATGATGTTTTTTTAAATGATACAGGAGTTCCTGAAAGATTTAAAAAAGTAAAAATTGGAGGTTCTGATAAAGCAGTTTTGACATTAAATCTTGAAGACAATAGGGATGATTTTTATATGGCAATGTATTTAGAAATGCATCCTAAAAATAAAGATGGCAAATTTGCAAGTAAAACATTACATCATGTTTTTTCAAGAATAGATGAAAATGCTGCTGCAAAAGAAGCTAGAACGGAAAGAAGTGAAAGATTAAAAGCATTAAATGTTGCTCAGGGAATGTCTGATAGTGAATTAATAGATTTTGCAGATGCAATGCAATGGGATAGTGCTTTAGATATTGAGGTTTTAAGAAATATGACAGAAGAATTAGCAGACACTAACCCTATGTATTTTAATGATTTTGTTCAAGGCAAAACTATTGAATATCAGTCAATGATAAAACAAGCAATTAATAAAGGTCTAATCTCTTTTGATAATTCTGAATACAAATTTGTTTGGGCTGGAAATCAACAAACGATAGCTGTGCTTTCCCCAACAGGACAAAAATCAAATATTGAAAAGATGTCTGAATGGATGCAAACAAGTGGTAACAAAGGAGATGATTTCTATAAAAAAATTAAAGCATTAGTAAGAGGCACTAAAAAAGCATCTGAATAATTTTTGATTTTGAATTGGTATATCGGCTAAGTTGGGTACATTTGTACTACTGCCCTTTTTTATGTTTGGGAATTTTTAAAATTTAAATAAAATAAAATGGCTACAACAATTACTAAGACCACAAATCTTATAAAAATAAAGACAAGTACAGACTTGGAGAGATGTTATTCTTTAAATAGTGGATATAAATTTGCATCTAAACAAAGTTATTTAACAACGGATTCAGATGCAATAATATTTACAATAGGTGGGGAAAGTTTTGACATTATTTGTGCTAATGGGATTAGTATAAATGGGTCAAGTTATACTACCTTAGCATTAGCATATCCAGCATTAATTGCTTATCTTGCATAAAATATAAGAAATGAGTTTAACAGCTAATTTTACAACTTCCCAAACATACGGAGTTCCTGATTCAATAAACTTTGTAGATACATCTACAGGTACAGACAATACTATTACTAGCCGAAGGATTTACATGAAAACTTCGGCTAATACTTATTTAGTACAGAAGGGAACAACTACTAATTATGAGGTTTGGGGAATTAATAATTCATCAATAACATTGGATGTGTTGCCTAAAGACTATGCATTGGAGATTACGGTTCAATGGATGGAAGGGGATAATGTTGTTACTGATAAAGTATATAATTTAGGATTTACTTTATACAACGAAACATTTGATTACCAACTTACGCAGGTTTTGTCGGGGAATCCATTGGTCATAAACGACAACAATTTCTTCCCAAACAAAAGTGATTTAAGAGTAAACATAGACAGTGGTAACCAAGCCATATTCTTTGCAACAGATTTATTTGCAGCACAACAATGTTACGACAGGGCTACTAATTTAAGATTAAATTCACAGTACTATTTTAATGCCAATAGTTAATGTATACAATAGAGGAAATAATAGAAATAGCTAAGATAAGCCAATACTTGAGTGCGAATGATATCGCACAGAAGGGTTTATTTGGTGGGGGAGTTGACAATGAACTTCCTAACAAATTGTATAACATACGCAAGAGTGTAGAATGGGCTCACACTTATTCCCAAAACATCACAGAAGTAAACGCAATAGGCTCAATAGAAATAATTAACACAGGAAACATAGGGCAAACATTACAAGTGTTTGTAGATGACCCTGTGCTAGGTTATATATTCTTAGGGCAGTATCAAATACATCCTGGTGACTCTTCCCCAACAGCAGTAGCTGCTTTATTAACTACAGCATTAAATACAAATACATATGGGTATGTAGCTTCTTCTACAGGAGCAGTAGTTTCGATTACAGCAAGACCTGGTTTGGGAAGTAGTATAAACGGGGGATTGCATTTATTTGTAAATATTGCTGAATATCTTGGTATATTTGATGAAACATTTGATTACACTTTTAACTAATAATATATGTCACAATTAACGGATGACCAATTAATAACAGAAGCAACAGTTATACAAGCCGAAACGGCTTTAGGTGCTAACACAGCAAACAGAGTTGGAACAATGTTTATTGATAGCATTAATAGCAAAATAAATATAGATGTAATTGACCCTAATACTTCTTTGGGAACTAGTGACGCAGTAATTCCCACACAAAATGCAGTAAAAGCATATGCCGATTTATTAGTAGCAGGATTATTACGTGACCAAGGTAATTATAATGCTAGTAGTAATTTATTCCCAAGCACTGGGGGTAGTGGTACAGGAGGAGCAGTAATGCAAGGTGATTTATGGTACATAAACGTAGCTGGGACATTAGGTGGGACTAGTGTTTTAGTAGGATATAGCATTAGAGCATTAGTAGATACTCCAGGTCAAACATCTACAAATTGGGCTATATTGAACGTAGGTCTTGGATTTGTGCCAGAAAATGTTGCAAATAAATCTACTAGTGGAGCTTTGGGAACTTCCGATACATTATATCCATCACAAAATGCAGTAAGATTGTATGTTAATGCAAACGCAGTAGGGAAAAATGGGAATAATACAATAACGGGGAATAATAATTTTACAGGTAGTAATCAATTTCAAGGAGAGGTAAATACGGAGGCTGAATTATATGTAAACAATAGTTTAAACATAGGTTTAGATGTGCCTATATTTTTAGATGGTGATGCAGGTACTTCAGGTAAAGTATTAACAAGTCAGGGAGGTGCAGCTACTCCTACATGGGAAACTCCAACTCCTGGCATTTCCCCAGCAGATAACACAGTATTCACAGGCGATATTACATTTAATCAAAACACAGAGTTTACTGCTGGAATAACAACACCAATAGCAGGTACATCTGTATTTAATGGTACATTAGATGTGAATTATCTTTTAAGAGCAAATGGAAGTGCTGGAACTGCTGGTCAAGTTTTAACAAGTAGAGGGAGTTCACAATCTCCAACTTGGCAAAATGCAGGTGGGGGAGGAGGTGTTGAAACTGTAAAAGTAACTTTAACAAGTGCAGACATACTTGCGACATATGGGTTAACTCCATTTGAATTAATTGCAGCTCCTGGAGCAGGACAAATGTTAAATATCTATAAAATTAGATATATATATAATTTCAACACTGAACCTTTTGGTTCTACTGCTATAAATTGTAAAACAGGTATAATTCCTGTGGCTAATAATCTTGCAAATTTAATAAATGGTCTTCAAACACAAATGGGGATACCATCAATGTATTCTGGGACTGTTGTTGCAAGTTCTCTTTATGAAAATCAACCATTAAATTTATATTCTCTTAATCAAGTTTTTACGGGAGATGGTACATTAGATGTTTATATTACTTACGATACAATAACATTATAAAATAATGCAAGTACAAGTAACACAATTTGCTGGGGGAGTGACGGGTCAAGTAGAAGACCCAAGTATAACAAGTACATCAAGGTATTTGTATGCTTTGTGTGCTCCATATAGTTTAGAGGCTTCGTATATTATAAATAATTTCTCTAATGGGGGAACTTCCCCTACATCAGGATTAACTTCTATAGTATCTCCTCTAAGAATAACACAAGCAGACTTTGCTACTGCTACTCAATGGAATGGAGCTAATAGCATAAATCAAGTGATTTATAGTTCTTATAAATTACAAGTGTTTGCTAATTTCATAGCTAGGTATTTAACGCAAGGTACGGAGTGGGTTAGAACACCTAATGGTATAAATATATTATTGGATGGGTTTGATGCTACTGTTAATGATTACGAATTTTATATTGATATAAGTTTATAATTTATGAATAGAATAACACTATTAGTTTTATTTGTTTTTTCTTATTGTGTGGGAAGTTCCCAAGCAATAACACAAAGAGGCACAACTGCTGTAACTGTACAAGATGCAAGATTATTTGCTCAATACAATTTTAGACCTCCAGTATTTTCTGATACTGTTCAAGCTAATCTTCAAATAGGACTAGATAGCTGTGGAGCATTGATATTCTCTAGGGATATTAATTCTTACTATTTTAGAGCTTGTAGCCCTAAAAGATGGGTTGTAGTTTCTTCTGGAGCTATAACAACTAAATCATGGGATATTGGAGGTAATGCATCCCCATCTTCCCCCAACATAGGAACAACAACATTATCTGAATTTGATATTATAACAAATGGTATAGCAAGAGCAAAAATAAAAGGAACAGGTATAGCTAGAAGTGCAGCAGCTAGAAATAAGTATCTTATGATAGATACAACCGACAAGTATTTATATTATGGAGATGCAGGTACAACAATAGACACGACTTCCCTCAGCAATAGAATAAACCTTAAAATAGATTCTTTAAAAAGAAGCAATGATTCAGTATACGCATATAAAAACGGAACAAGGGTTTTTCAATACATAAACTCAGATACAGTGTATACTCAAAGTCCAATAATGTCTATTACAAGAAACGATTCTAACATTATATACTTCAATGCAGATACAGCTAATGTATGGAGAGGTGGGAGTATACCTAATTTACAAAAAGTAACAGATAGTGGAAATGTTACTACAAATGACATTAAGGCAAATAGTTATTATTTTTTTGGTTCTGCTAATGATGATTATGGTAGATTAGATTACAATGATTATAGTTGGAATTTTACTGATGGAGATAGTGTTATAAGAGCAACAATAGGAGAAGGTGGAATTGCTTTAAAAAATAAAGTTAGTGGTTTTCAGTTTAATATAGTAGGAAATAATTTAACGGCAAATAAGCAATATCAAATGCCTAACTATACTGTAAGTACAGCACAAATTTTACCTATTTCAGTTAATGGTAATTTTGCAGATAATACAGGTAATATTACAATAACAAGTGGGAGTGGTACGGTAACAAGTATATCTCAAGGATATGGTATTACTAATTCCCCTAACCCAATAATAAACACAGGAACAGTAACTGTAGATACAGCAACACTTAGTAATAAATATTTAAGAATAGTAGATACTACAAATAAGTTTGTTAATAGAATTACAAGAACAACAGGCAAAGATTCAATTATTTATTTTGTAAGTGGGACAAGATTTGCTATAAAAGATAGTGTGGGAACTAATCCTCCAGCAAGTGGGTATTATGGAGCATTTCAAGATAATACATCACAAACTGCTGCATCTATTAATACTGCCTATGCTGTAAAATTAAATACAACAGATTTAACAAATGGTGTTAGTGTAGTTAATGACGGTAGTAGCAATCCGACAAGAATTACATTAGCAAATACAGGCATTTACAATATACAATTTTCATTGCAACTTGAAAAAACGGGTGGTAGTGGAAATATGATTGCAGATATTTGGATTAGAAAAAATGGAGTTGACATTCCATCAACTACTGGAAAAGTAGTACTTACAGGAAGTGCTAATGCTTCTCCAGTTGTTGCAGCTTGGAATTATGTGCTTGATTTAGCAGCAGGAGATTATATCCAATTAATGTGGGCAACAAGTAATGTTAATGTTGAGATAGTAGCTGCTGTTGCCACATCACCACATCCTGCAATACCTTCAGCAATTTTAACTGTTACTCAACAAGCTGGTATATTAGCTGGTACGGGAATTACTGCCATTAATTCCCTAACAGGAGCAGCTCAAACAATGGTTACAGGAACAGATAGTACAGATTTTAGGATAGTATCTACTGGCACTTCCCATACATTTAACTTACCTACTGCATCTGCTACAAATAGAGGTGCTTTATCATCTGCTAATTGGACTACTTTTAATAATAAAATAGGAGCATCAGATACATCAGTATTTCAGCGCAAATCTATTCCATCTTATACATTCTTAGCAAACAATACAACTGCAACGGCAAATGCTCAAGCATTGCCTTTTAAAGATACATCAGGTACATATACAGGTTCTATTGCTTGGAATGGGACTGCGCCAACATCGGGGAATTTTAGTTATAGATGGACACGAATAGGCAAGATGGTTACAATTAATATTTCATTAATTTATGCAAATGCTGGTTCAGCTAATACACAAGTAGTAGTTGGGTTGCCATCAGATGCACCTACACCAACAAAGCCAGCAGGATTAACTGCTGCATCAAATCTATTATATCCTGCCATTACTCAAATAAATGTAGCAAATCAAACTACTTTAACAAGTAATACAATGCGTGGTATGTTACGAAGTAACTCGTCAAATAATGGTTTTGAATTTTTAGTTAATAACGCATCAAATGCAGCAATAAATTGTTTTATTACTTGTACATATTTTACTGATTAATTATGAAACATATTCGACAAATAAATAGCGTAAATACTAATACTTATACAATAGTTGATTTATCTAATTATGATGGTATAATGGAAGAGCATCCAATATTTAATGCGTTTCCTAATGCTTTTGAAATTTCGGAACAAGATTTGCCTGATTTTATACAATATGTAACTTATGAAATTGAGGAATTAAATACAATTATAACCAATAGGCAATAACAACGGCAACAATAATGAAAATATTAATTGCAATATTCTTATTCCCATCATTTGTATTTGCTAACACATACTATGTATCATCAAATGGTAGTGATGGCAATAATGGATTAACAATATCTACACCTTGGCAAACGCTTAACAAGGTGCAAAATAATGTTTCGGTTGGAGATTCGGTGTTATTTAGTAGGGGAAGTAAATTTACTGGGACGTTATCCTTGAACAATAAAAACGATATATTTTTTGGTAGTTATGGCACAGGTAGACAACCTTTATTTTGGGGTACGGGAAGTAATGCTTATCCTCTTATAAATGTATCTAACTGCTATAATATTACATTTTACAACATACTTATTTCGGATACTACCATTTCCCCAACAGACAGGACTATAATAGCAAACATAAAGGTAGCCATCCAAATTGAAAACAATTCTAATAACGTATTAGTAAGGAAATGTACTATGGATAGGGTTGGTTATGGAGTTTATATAACTGGGTCTTCTAGTGGGCAATGGATAGATTCTTGCGATGTAGGTAATTTAAGAATGGTAGTCAATACTCCAGGTGGAGATGATGATTTTGGCGCAATTCCCGTACAACTTTCATCTTCTAACAATTCAGTATCCAATAACTACTTTCACGATTGTTATGCAGTTAGTTATGATTATATTTATGATGGAGGAGCAGTTGAATTCTTTTCTGAGGATGGGTCATTAGTTCAGAATAACATTGTAATATACAACACAATTTATGATTGTAATGGATGTTTTGAATTTGGAGCAAATCAAGTTTCAACTATATCAAGAAATACTATTGCATACAATAAGATAATAAATTCCTCTAGTTTTTTGTATGTAAACAATTCAGGTATTTATGAGGTTTATATACAATATTCGCATTTGTATAATAATATTTTTATTCAAACTGCAACTAGCAGAACAGGGGAAACTGACATAATAAAAATAAAAGTTTATGACCCAACAGACAGCATAATAGAATTTAAAAACAATATTTTTTGGGTTACTAATGGAGCTAATATATTTAATGCTGATAGATTTAATGATGGGCAGTTGGTACATCAAAATAATATGTATAAAACTAATGGCAATTTAAATATAACTCTTAACCCTTCTGAATACAACAACATATCAAGTCCTTGGGTGGACATTACAAATACAAACCCTTTGTATTGGGATTATAACATTCCCATAACTTCCCTAGCAAATAACAATGGAACATTTGTGGACATAACTAGAGATTTTAATGATAATGTAGTAGATAATCCTCCTAGCATTGGGATATTAGAATACGCAGAAATACCACCAACACCACCAGTAATAATAAACAAAATACTATCTAATAAAAAATTTACAAATTCATTACCATAAAACACTAATAAAAATAATAATTACTTATCTTTATAACGCAAAATATAAAAAAATAGACAATGGATAATGCACAATTGACAAATGTATTAATGACCTGCATACTTGGTTTAATTGCTTTTGTATCAAATATTTTCATTAAGAAAATGGATAGGTTTGAAAAGAAAATAGAACAAATACTAATGTCTGACGTTGCTATGAATAAAGATATCGAGGTAATAAAATCTGATATTGACAACCACGAAATTCGCATTACTAATTTAGAAACAAAATAAAAAAATTATGGGACAAAGTACATTATTTACACTGAACACATCAGATTTCATTAAAGGTTTATTAATGGCTGTTTTATCTACAGTCATAACAATTGTGTACCAAACTGTGGAAGCAGGGTCTTTGGTATTTGATTGGACTGCAATTGGCACTATGGCACTTACCTCAGCACTTGCATATATCATGAAGAATTTATTTACTAATTCTCAAGGCAAGTTTTTTAAAAAAGAAAGTTAGATTTTTTTTTGTCTTGGGAATTCTTAATTGATAAAAAAATAATGCAAAAAATCAGAACCCAAAGAAGACGATTGTTTTTTGATATAGAGGTTAGTCCAAACATAGGTATGTTTTGGGAGGCTGGATATAAAAAGAACATAAGTCACGAAAATATAATAAAAGAACGTGCGATAATTTGCATTTGTTATAAATGGGAAGACGATAAAGATGTAATGTTTTTGCAATGGGATTCCAAACAGTCAGACAAAAAAATGTTAGAGCAATTTGTCAAAACAACTCAAGAGGCTGATGAATTAGTTGGACACAATGGGGATAGATTTGATTTGTCATGGATAAGAACAAGATGCCTGTTCCATAAAATTCAGATGTTCCCAAACTACACAACAATAGATACATTAAAGATAAGCAGAAGTAAGTTTAGGTTTAATTCTAATAAATTAGATTACATAGCACAATTTTTAGGTATGGGTAAGAAAATCCATACCGATTTTTCATTATGGAAAAACATTCTTTTAGACAAGGATAAGGTCGCCATGGCTAAAATGATAAAGTATTGCAAGATGGATGTAATTTTACTAGAAAAAGTATATAAGCAAATAGCAACTCACATTATGCCTAAAACTCATTATGGAGTAATATTTGGCAGTGATAGAAGTGATTGTCCAGAATGTGGCTCAGATGATTGTAAGAAAATTGGGGTTAGAGTTTCTGCATCGGGGACTAAGTACCAGCGATATCAATGTAATACTTGTTTTAAATACTATCAAAAAACAGTAAGATAATGCATAAAGATAGAATATTAGCAATATTAGGGGATGTGCAAGTACACGAAGCTATTGCAATTATAGAGTCGATAGGCAAAGAATTAAGAAGAAAAAATTCAATTAGAATTAATAATAAAGTTGGGCAAGAATCATTAAATTTGAGTAGGACTATAAAACCAAAAAAATGAATGAAAAAGACCTTAAAGAATCATCCGTTCCCGAACAGGAAGAAATAGAAGAGTATGTCTATGAAGAATCAACCCCATGGAGTGAAGTAATACATTCAGTTTTTGCAGCGTTTTCTGCTATTGAAGATATAGACATGGCAATGTCATCAAATCAAGACAGGATAAGAATAAAAAGAATACGGAGAAAAGGATTGATTTTATTGGATATGGGGATAAGTGAAATTTATCAAGATAAAATAGAAGAATATGGAATTGAAGAAAATACTGAAGATATATAGTTTATTAGCATTACTGCTCACAGGATGCTATAAGCCTATGGATGCATTAAGAGATATAAATAAAGCAGAAATGCGTTATCCTAAAGTTGTTTCTGACTATGTGGGGGAACACTTCCCATGCAATCCAAAAACAGATAGCTTAATAAAAATAGACACTATATACCAAGACATAGAGGTTATATGTCCTCCTAGTGATACGTTATACGATACTATTAATCAAGTCGCAACCAAGATAATAACAAGACCAATAAAAAAATATATATCCATTCCGTCTAAAACTATTACCATTACTAAGTACGTGCAGGATTCAGCTAAAATGAAATCATTGTATTTAGCCAATTCCCAAACACAAGAAGAATTAAAAAAATGCTCAGAGCAAAAAGAAAAGAAATCTAATTGGGTACTTTGGTTAGTTATTGCATTATCTTGTAGCTTATTACTTAACGTAATTCAAATAAAAAAATAGCCATGCAAACAAGTGATAATTTCGTTAAATCAATAATAGCTTCAGAAGGTTTAGAATTAGATGCGTATAGAGATTCTAAGGGGATTCCTACAATTGGTATTGGAACAATTAAATACCCTGATGGGGTAAAAGTTAAGATGGGTGATAAATGTACTGAGGAACAGGCTTATTTTTATTTGAATGATTATGTAAAAAAAATGGTTATTGCTATAAATAAATTAATAAAAGGTATAGATATAAACCAAAATCAATTCGATGCTATTTGTTCCCTGACATACAATATAGGAACGACAGGGTTTACCGATTCCACAGTATTAAGATTAATGAAAAAAAATCCTAAAGACCCATTAATAGAAGGGGCTTGGTTAGCTTGGAACAAAGAAACAAAAAATGGAGTAAAAGTTCCCAGCAAGGGATTAACTAATAGAAGGAAAAGAGAATATCAATTGTATTGCACTCCTGTATAATTATAAAATTACATTTACAGAATAAACATATCCCAAGGCATCTTTAACTCTAAATGTATATTGAGTATTTCTTCCCAAACCATTATAAAAAACTTTGGATGTATAATTAGTAGTGGAATTTCTGCTGAATTTATAAGGAGGTTTTCCCCCACTTGCTTCTAGTTTTATAGATAAGAATAAATTAGGTGCTGGGACGTATTGTTCAATAGGTACATATCTTGTTCCATTCCAAACAAATAGCTTCATGGTAACATTGTCGTACAACGTGCATACAGACGTTTTGATGCAGTTTCTTGAGTCCTTTGCATAGATTGTATGCTGACCTGTAATTACGTTAAAAAACGTATCTTTTATTTGGTATGGGTTGCCATCTATGGAATAAGTATAAGGAGCAGTTCCCCCACTTCCAATTGCTTTTATAAAATTACCTTCGAACTCTTGAGAATAGCATTTCGTTGACATCAACAAAATGGTCGCAATGATTATTTTATTCATGGTTTACATTTTTTGCAATATTGAGGAGATAGTTTACCTTTCTCAAATACAAAATTAAGTTCTTCTGTTGTAAAATCCTTGCCAGTTTTTATAATAGTTCTACATTTGCTACATAACAACGCTAAATTAGAATTATTGAATTTAACTATAGCTTTATATCCGTTATTCATAATATTTAAATTTAAGAGTTTTTAATTTACGGAAAAATTGATTAGTTAATGTTCCATAAGGTATATTGTTTTTTTTAGAAACCTCCATCAAAGAATTGTAAATTTCACCAGTTTCTATATGAATAACTTTTTTTTGTTTCTTTAATGAAAGTTTATTTCTATGCTCTTTGGATGCTTTTTTGCCTTTATTTTTTGGGATTAATCCTTTTTCAAATCTTCCTAAATTTACTTTTTTTTGAGGTATTTCAATAACATCTTTTTTTATATAACTCCAAAAGAAACCTCCAGAGCTATAACCTTTTTCTTTTAAACAGCTTTCTATACCATGTCTTTTTATATTTAAATTTTTAGAAGCCTGCATTGCATTTTTATGGGATTTAATGTATTCCCCATTTAAATTATATTGATATACTTCTTTAAATGTTTTTTTAGAATACACTATTTTTTGATAATCAGGATTTTTTAAGGGAGTTATTCCACCATCTGAAACATTGGTAATATTTTCATACTTTTCTCTATAATATTGTATCCAATATTTTTCTCTTTCTTCCCAATTATCTTGATTACAAATTTCTTGAATAGATATACTAGGTTTTAAATTTAAATCTAATAGTTTTCTTATCCAACAATGAATTGGAGAATTGAATCCAGATTTTGATTTATTTATATGACTATATAATCTTTGTTTCAAATTATTAGTTTTGCCAATATATCTAACTTGGTTATCTTTTGGGTCAATTAATGTGTATATTATTATATCTTTCATAATATGAAGTTATAATAAATATTTCTTTTCGCAAAATTACCACCATTAAATTTTATAATAGCCTTATCATTACTCATTGTCTTCGGTTTTAGTTTCTTCATCATCAGGTCGTTCCCAGTGCCTGCAATAGAAATTGTCACCTAACTCATCTATTAATTTTTCAGGGTAGCCATTTTGTACCAGCCATTCCCTTACATCCTTAGTGTCTTTTGGTATAGGTTTGGGAAATCCAAACATCCATCCTGATGGGGGGTCTATGTATATTGCCATAATATTTATTTTGTTTTTAATTGTTCTCTATACCAAACACAACCAGATATAAATGAATTAGAAATAAGAGCTAAATTCTTAAATTCTACATTTAAATGATTTAAATATTCCTTTGTTGCTTCTTTTATTTCTTTATCTGATATTTCTTGTTGGGGAAGTTCTAATGTTCCAACACAGTGATTTAATAATACATCAAGTGCGTTTGTTACTTCAGATGGCTTCTGTATATGAACTTCGTCATCACTAATGCGCCATAGTTGAAATGTGATTAAAATTGTTAATGCTTCTTGTAATGTCATAATTAATCTTTTTTAATCGTTATTAATAAAGTTGTCCCATAGCTTTCTCATTGCCCATTTTATTAACTCGTAACCAGCAATTATCAGTAGTGTGTGTGTCATTTTTACTTTTTTAAACTGTTTACGTTTTCGTAAACGTCAGGGAAGATGTGTAACTTCCCTGACGTAAAGATATCTTTTGCATAAAGTACTGAATAAAGATACCTATTGCAAATCATTACTTTCGAATGTGAGTAAATAATATCTTTCAGCAGAAAACATTGACATTTTTATTTCTAGCCTTTCATCAAGGTCATATGATTCCCAGCCATCTATCCACGCATCCTTAATCATTTCTTTTTCTTCTCGCAATAGTGTTTTCTCTTGGTTTAGCATATACTCATCAAACTCTAATTTTGATAAGTTCTTCCAGTTTTCGAATATTACTTGTGTTGTCGTTTGCATATGTTTGGGAGTTTATGGTTTAGTATATTGCTTTGTTTATTGTTTTTCTTTCTTCTCCATCCAATATCGAGTTCTCTGTATTTTCGTACTTAATGCATACTTGTTTCCATTCGGATATGTTTATTGCCACATTTTTCCAAAAAGCAGCGTATACCACTTTGCTAAGTGTAATTGCAGACATCTCATAGCCATCACCTTCGTAGTATGGGTCTTTAAAGAAGTTGAATGAAGACGAAGGTGCACCATATTTTTCGGTAAGCAGATTTAAATATGATTCGTATCTATTTTTTATATCTTCCCACGACACATCTTTTTCTAAGTAAACTTGTATCTGCCATACTTTGTGTGTTACGGGAGTTGATACTATTAAAACCTCTACTTTGTTATTGTCTACAACACCACTCATTGTTGTAGCAGTATTGCTAGGAGGTATTGATACTTTAAACCCTTTTGCTTTGTACTTAGCAATTACTGATTCTCTAGTTCCCTCTACTTTAATACCTATAAATTCTTGGCTATACGTAATAAACGTACAAACAATTAATAATAATGATAATGTTATTTTTTTCATGTTTTTAGTTTTATAGTTTGTGAATAGTTTTTTTTACATCATCATCGTTTTGATGTCTTTTTTTATAGTTCTCGCCTCTTAATTCTGGCTCTGACTCTTGTAGCTTTCTTCTTACTCTTGTTATTGTGTCGGGGAACGGGAACTTCCCATTAGCGAAATCAGTAAGAAATTCCATAGCAGTTTTATTTTCAAAAACATTTTTGCCCCCATACTTAAAGTAGTAAAATGCTGATATTAGTTTAGAATCATTGTCTTTGTAGTGGGGATATTTTATTAGCAGTTCCCGAACATCATTTTTGATTGACTTCATTTTTTCTACTATCATAATATGGTTTTTAATTAGCTGATTGTTCATATACTTCTAGTGTAGGGTACTTTATTTCTTCTATTGCTTCTATCTCAAGTAAGCATTCTCCCTCTTGGTCTATAATAAGGTGGTACTTATCTATTCTAGACATTACTATCCCCCTATTTATTGAAGGGTAAATAAGGCTATTGCAATAGACGTATCCTTCTATAGAATCCAATGGAATCGCTTCCCCTTCATATCCATTACTTTTGACACATAGTAGTGCTACTTCATCTGCTAATTGAGATGACTTTGGGAATCTCGTTACCTTGTAAATTTGCTTTAGTTTCATGTTGATTTGTTTTATGGTTTATGATTATTTTTTTTACTAAAATTCCATCCTTGTTTGTGTACATTTCTCCATCGGGGTTGCATCTAAACAAAGGGATTCTTTTTTTGAATGGTTTATTCATAAATACTTAGTTGGTCGATTATAGAATGGAGTTGTCTTTGACTTAGTAAGGGAAGTATTTGTATTGCTTGGTTATCAATAATAAGTTCTACGTGACTTATTTCTATGTGGTGACCTCCCCCAACATCATGAAACCCATGTCCCTCTTCTATTTGAGGTGATAGCTTTTCATAGTAATACGTGACTGATAATTCTATGGACGATTCGTCCACAATTAACTCGGTGAATTTTTGTTTCATTGTGCTTAGTTTAGTTGTTTAAAGTTAAATTTGTACGTGCAGTAAATTATAGTAACTATTACCCCCTACTTTTTCAATTTTAATTACTTGGGGCAATGGCTTACCATCCTTTATCATCTTACGTATTCGTTGCTGAGATGCAGTGTTTGTTTTAGAATATTTGCAATAAACTTCTTTGGCATACTGCTCGGTTGTCATAATTGTTGTTAATGTATTTTCCATAATGCAAATATAGTATTTAAATCGCAATTACGCAATTAGTTAAATTTATTGTTTCGTCTTACCATTTTTTCCCATGACTGATTCCCATGACATCCATACCCTGTTTTACATGATGTAGACATTGCAATGATTATTGCAAATAATCCAATAAGAAGTAATGAGATGTTGTGATTAATTTTCTCGTTCATAGTAGATTGTTTTAAATTGTTTTTAAATTGTTTGTGATTCCATTCTGACATTATAGAATTGGCTCTGTCAATTCCCTCACGATTTTGTACTCGACTACTTACTCTGAATTCTTTGCACCATTCGTTATATGGTGGTTTGTTAATTGGTAATGTTTTCATTTTAGTTTAGTTTAATGGTTATCTAATAGTATCAAGTTGTCTAGTTCGGTTATGTTAGATGTGTCTTGTAGTGCTATTGTGCCTACGTGCCTACGTCCATCCCAAACTTCAATGTCATCATCTCCTACTTCCAATTGGTAATCTCTTTGTTTGGGAAGTAGTGCTAACATACATACTGCAATTAAGAATATACCTACGTATTTAATAGTTTGGCTCATAATAGTTTAGTTTTCGGTTTTTAAATATTGTTTGTATACATTGCCAGTTTCTTTGGATGTTCTGAGTACATAGAACTTCCCGTTCACACTTTCGTATACGGGGAACTCTTCACCTTTGGCATTCGTAAACGTCTTACCCGTTGGCTTGTCCTCAGACGTTTTCTTAGGGGTTGTTTTTGTAACGAAATTGCCATCGGCATCTCTTACTACTTTTGATTGGCTAAATGCGATTGTTGAGGCTAAAAATAAGCCTACGATTAATGTTACTTTTTTCATGTTTAGTTTGTTTTAATGGTTATTAATTATTAATCAATACGTACTTTACTTTAGATTTCTTGTCTAGGTTTGGTCTTAGTTGGCTAACTCTAGAGAACCCGTAATTCCATTCAAATAGATGTTCCCCTACCCACGTAATTTTACGTAAGTATTTTTCATTGCCTTGTATAAGGTAGAATCTTTCTCCTTTAGTCATAATGTGGTTATTTAGATTGTGATAAATTATGTGTTACCCCTCCAATTTTCATAGTGTTTATGGTCTTAAGATTAACCATTCTAAACTCTTTCTTCCCCGTATCCCATACTACCATTAAATCTCTTTCGCTAGGATTAAATGACATACCCTTGCCATTAATTCCCTTACGCACACCTACCCTTGCAGTCATTTTCCTTACACTGCCATCCTTCTTAACGAAGGTTACACTAAAGAATCTACCCTTAGTGCTTTTAATCATTTCAGTAATTGTTTTTGTTTCCATTGTCGTTTAGTTTATATTTTTTTAATAATTGTTTTGTCGTATTGTAAACTATCAAATAGTTGTGCAACCTTAACTGCTTCTCCCCGTTCATAAAAAATCCTAGCCAATTTAATATCAGTTGTTAGTGATTCTACATAGACGTTCATAGAATCTTTGGTAATGTTTAAAATTATCGATTCGTGATATAGCGTTACATAGTCACCATTCACTTTTGTTTGGTATTTAATTATGTGCTTATCCATTGTATGTAGTTTTAGTTGTTATTAAATAGAAATTAGGTCAATGTGGCTAGGGTTGTAGTGCATTATTGTATCGTGTGGATATGCTTTTTCTAGTGCATTAACTAACGCATCATTGTCATATGCTACGTCATTTTCCCTTTCATCATCAACAATAGGTTTAATTATGTATGTTATTTGTTCTTCGGTTAGGGAAGTTAGAAGTAAAAAATCTTCTTCATCCCACGCAGTTGTGTTAACTTGTACAAGGTTTAGTTTTTTGTTCATTGTGATTGTTTTTAATGATGAATAATTAATTTACATATTGAATCATATCGCTATGGAAGTTGTCTAGGCTTCGCCTTCCCCAATGCAATGCACTCTCGTATGTCTTGAAGTACTTCTTATCTACTTGGTAGTTTTTTTGTTTGTTTAGGAACTCGATAAATACTTTCATTGTGATTAGTTTTAAGGTGGTAAATTTGGTTTAAAAGAAGGGAAGTAGTATAACACTACTTCCCGTACAATATAAGGTCTAGAATCGCCTCTAATTAACTCTAGCGAAATCTAATATCATTGCAAATGCATCATTATCTACACTAGCACCCGTTCCAACATACTTAGATTCTAACCTAGCATTCTCTCTTTTAGGTACGGGAAGTACGTGAGATGTGTAATGAGTAACCCCACTGAACAAACCCCATAACGTTTCACCTTTACTGCTCATCTCACTAGATATTGACTGCAATAACTCTGCTGAACGATTGATGCTATATTGTGATGCCTCATTTTTTGCTCTTGAAGGTGGAAGAGATATGTCTACATTTGTTACCCCTCTTACAATCTTAGCAATGTTGTCTTGCGTTACGGGAATTTCTGATAGCTTAATAAACGTATCGAATATGCTTTTCTCAGCAGTAGCAATACCCGTAATTTCTCTGATAGATGTTTCTACCTTATCGTGTATTGATGCAGTGTGTCTAGCACTTTGTTTGAGTAATTTACTTGCACTAGCAAAGGTATTGCGACAACAAATAGTGAAGTTAACTTCACCCCATTTCAACGATGTAGTCCCGTCATGACCATTAATTCCCGTTACATACCCTTTTACCTTTGTTCTATTTTTACCGATACCATTAATCTCATTACCCGTTGATAGTTGTAGGTATACCTTACCACCACCATTAAACATACCACCCGAATGAATCTCATAGCCAGTTTTCTCACTGATTCTATGTAGCAGTTCTGCTAGTTCTGAGTTTTGATAAGGGACGTAACCATCTTTACAAGTAGCAAAGGTGGTTTGTGTATCTTCCCTAACGATACCAAAAAATCCCGTATCACTACCACTAGGAAGTAGTAATGGTTGTTTACTTACCGACCATCTTAACCCGTACTTGTCTAGCAAGGTCGCTACAGCATCGCTGTTTTCTTGGTTAGTTACTTGGATACCATTGAATGCTGAGTTTAAAATGTTGTCAGCAGAAAAAATGTTGTTGTTCATAATTGTTTAGTTTAATTGGTTTAAAAATAATTATTGTGATTGTTATACTTATACTGATTCGCTAGTTCTATTGGCAACCTTCTCTAGTTGACGGCTATTTGCTGTCTTAACTAATTGCCTCACATTTTCGTACACGTGTGCAATTTTACCATCAGTCCAATTGTGAAAGTAGTTACCTTCTACTTGTGCAAATTTAATTTCACCATAGTGGTTAGTGAACCTTACCGAATGTACTTCTTTAGGATATGGAGTGTACTCTATGTCATCGGTTAATCTTATTGTCAGCATTGTCCACCCTTTCATCATTTTAAGGACATTTTTTATCTCTGTAATGAGTTCTTCTGCATCCATTAATTTAGTGCTAGATTCGGAGAAAAGCATATCAGTGATTATCATTTCACCTCTAGTGTAGTAACCGATACGCTGTTGGTCAATTAAAATGTTTAATTTAATAGTTGATTTTTTCATTGTGTTTAGTTTAAATGATTAATAATATTATTGAGTTATAGCCCCATCGCAAACTAATCCGTTTAGGATGCTACCCTTTAATCTACTTGAGATTCTTTTGCCATCATTATCTACAGCATACCAAAACCCGTAGCCATCGCCATCAGTGTCGTGCACTAGTAAATCGCCTTCCTTAGTTTTGTAGCTAGATTCAGTGAATTGGTTTCTTATATGCGTGTTTTCCATAAATGATGGAGTGTAGGTTACTTTGTTATTGGAGTCGTTATACCTAATTCCCGTTACACGAAAAACCTTCTTTTTTTGAGGCATCCCATCTTTGTATATGTCTTTTAGCCTCTCTACTGCCAATTCAATTGCCTTGTTAACGTCATCTACTTTAATAATAAATTGACATACATTGTACTTAGCAAAAGAGTATGCACCTTCGTACAACTCGTTGAAATTAACCTCTAATTGAATTGGTGTAGAGTAGCCATACACAACGTATGTGAATGGGGTGATTATTGTACCCCTATTTTTTTTGGATTCGTCAAATTTTACTTCGAAGTTCATTGTGTTTAGTTTAGATTTGATTAATATTGTTACCATTACTTCCCTTACAATAACCAAAGATTATCAGCAAAGCATACAGCAATTGCCAATAATACAATAGCTATTAATTGAATCGTTTCTTTTTTCATCTTGAATGTATTTTAAAAGTTAGCCTTCATTTAAACCATAGAGGATAAACTCCGAAGGCGAATAGTTTTCATTGAAATTAGATTCTACCCGTACCAAAACCATGTGTTGCGTTAATTGGACAACCAACTCTTCCCGAACCACATGACTGAAATGTAATTAAGATAATAGAGATAGCTAATAAGATGATTGCTTTTTTCATTGTGTTTAGTTTAGTTGATTAAATAATTATCGTGAATAATAACCTCCAGTTACGTTATCCCAATACGCATCCTCTTGTGCTCTTACATATGCACTATCATCATTCGCTTGTTTGTTGGGAATTGATGCAGTTATGTGATATGCTTTTCTTGTGTTTGTATCAAAGTATATTGTATCACCTTTCTTTAACATTTTACTCGTTTCTGAACAAAAAGAATTGAATTTTGCAGTAATTTTTTTCATTGTTTATAGTTTAATTGATTATTTAATGTGGTTATCTACTTACAACGTAATCGGCTAATGCCATTAGTACATCGTGTTTTTTGTCCATGGTCATACCACCATTATTGATAGCTTCCATTAGTTTGTCAAATGCATTAGGGGTAGTAGTTGTAGTTGTTTCTGTAGTGCTCATTGTAATTGATTTATATGGTTATTTAATATTCATTTCCCTTCCTAATCTATACATTAGGCATCCAAAGAACTCAGTATCTAACTTCCCCTTACAACATAAGTAATACTTAGAATACTTGTCATCGGGTGATATCTTTTCTATTGTAAATTTCACTGCTATTTTTGGCTTGAATAGCCATTCTTCGTTAAGAATTTTGCCTATTAGCATTGCTTGTGTATGTCCTAATTCGATTAGTTTTTTCATTGTGTATGTTTTATATGGTGATTAAATCTTTACTCATTAAACGCATTTCTAGGCGAATTGCAGTCATTTTTGTGTATTCCCTAGCATCCATACCTAACTCACTAAGATAGGTCTTAATTTTGCCTTCTCTGAAGTCAGTAGGTCTAGTGAACTTTACTACTTGATGTGATGTAGCAGATGCTACCTTAATTGGTTTACGTACTCTCATTGTATATAGTTTTAGTTTGTTAATTAATTAGTCATTAAATCGTCTAGGCTGGGCATCTGTTCTGCCCAATAGAAACCTTCCTAAATCAATAGCCAAATCTCCAATTGTTAATGATGACCTATGTGATGGTGCATCAAACCAATATCCTACTGATGAACCACCTTCATCGCTTCTGTATGCTTCTATAGCATCAGATTCGCTGATGGTCACACCATAGCGATTTTTAACATTGTCGATTCTTTTTTGTAATGATGTCGGTATTTTTTTTGTTGTTGTCATAATATATAATTTTAATTAGTGATGATTAATAGCTTTTAATGAACCAGAATCCATTAGGAGAATAAATGCTATAGTTCAATTTCTCTGCAATTGAATGAATAGCCATTAGCACATTATTAGTTGTTTCTAGAGTGTAGTAGAATCTTTCCCCACCATACCATTGGATATCTTTGTTAGCTTCTATTTGCCTTCTGATGCAATAGAATTTATTTGCTTTGTGCACCAATATATCTTTCAAATCATTAACATCTACTGCTTCTTTAATGATTCTAATAGAATATCTATCCAAGTGCTTAGTTGCATCACTGCTAATTGCTATTGACTGCAAATGTGCAAATAATTGTTTTTTAGTTGGTTTTTTTGTAGTTGCCATTGTGTTTAGTTTAGTTTTGATTAATAAATTATGTAGGGGAATCACTTCCCCTACATTGTAATCAGTTAACCTTTACAATCTATTAAAGATTGTCTTACCAATGTCCTCGAATTGTCTTTTTTTAGCATATTCATTATTGTATGCTTTGTTTTTATTCAATAGAAACCATTTACCAAATTCATTGGTTTCTTCGATAGTAACACATCCATAATGCGTTACCAATGCATCATTGTAAGTTACTCTTACTACCACTTGGAATATGCAATCGCATATACCACTAGTTTCATTAAGATTAACACTATAACTCACTGCAAAACCATCGTCTGAAGTAAGTTTTTTGTCATTGTAACTAGTAAAGTTAATTCCGTCTAATTTGCTAAGTAAATTTTGCATAGTTGTTTAGTTTAATTGTTATAAAATAGCGAGGGTAAGCAGAATCGAACTGCTATTAGACCACCCATTCCCCTCATTGTAATAGATTTAGTTTTGGATGCCGTCACCTCCGTGTTCTATAGCATTTACCAACGTCCTTACGGGAAGCCAGTCACATTTTCATCATTTTTACCATCCGTAGATTACTTGTGAGGTCTAGAGATACTTTTTATAACCTTGTTAGGTCAGTGAGGTCGTTCCTACCTTGTCCACTGAGGTCTAAGTTTATTAAGGTGACATTGACTAGGTCACACCCCCGATATCTACACTAGCATCTAAATCGCTTCGCTAGTATCACATTGTAAAAGTAGTAAAAGTTTCGTTATCGCAATCAACAAGGTTGTTAAAACTTTGTGAAAGAAAAATTAACTGCTAACTACCACTTAAAAGAACTAGTTGAATTGGCTTCCCTCATCAACAACATAAAAGTACAAAAAGGTTTTGATATCGCAATCATTGTACTTGTTAAAATTCTGTTAAGGAATTTTTAGCTATTATTAATGGTGTATTACTATATATAGTATATAAGTGCACATCTAGTATGTCTATGTATGGTATATAATAACAAGTTATGCATGGCTGTAACTAAACAAAATAATAAATATACAATATTAATACCATAACAAGATGTATAATGCACAGATAACGTATTACAAAAATAACTAAATTAGACCAAAAATGCTGTTTTGTAACTAATTGATTTTCAATGCAATACATATTAAAAAACGAAAAACCGATTTCTTCGAGAATCGCATATCGCAACGTGCCCTTGATGATTCCCTTACTTTATGGCAACATACCCTAGAATCGCCTAAAAATGCCCTTAGAATTGACTAAACTTTTTAGCATTGCACTAAAAACATTAGCAATTGACATATTATTGCATATAGTTATAATGTATAGAATAGTGTTATATGTCAGAACTTCCCCAACATACCAACAATAACCCTATACTAAAACACTTAGCACATACACTAAACATATTAGCATCACCACAACTTCCCATACTAAATACCTTA